GATTGCCACGAGTATACTCATAGTCTTTGGTTACATCATCTTTAGCAAGTCTATCTGGTTTCTCTCTATCAACTCCAACTACAACATCACTCTCATCTACCTCAACTTGAGTGGGGGTTATATTGAAAGCATCATCTAAATTGTTTTTCACTTTAATCTCCCACTATAGTTCCACTAAATCCAAAGTCATCTCCTTCCTCTACTAATGCATTATCAGCAGATGTAATAGACTTAATTGATGTTCCTCTAATATGAGCAAGTTTTGTAGTTCCATCCTGACCTCTCTTAACAGTCAGTTTATTACCATCTACTGCTTTAACATAGAGTTCTTCTCCACCAAGGTCAATATAGACACTTGTAGAACCAGAAGATGCTGTTATACCACTACCATCTTCAACCTCAAATGTTGTTTGAGTCTTAGTAATATCTGCTGCTAAGTTAGTGAGGACAGTTCCATCATAGTTCTGGATTGCTCTTGGAACAACAGAGTATGTAAGATTGCGTTCTGCATTTGATGTATCTGTACCAGTAAGATAATTGACCGTAGACTTGGTAATGATATCCTTGGAAGCATCTGTAACAGGACCGAATAGGTATGTCTTAGCAGTGAATCTTAGAGTATACATAAGAACTCTTCTAGACTCAAAATCTCCTTCATAATCATCCTGCATAGTAATGTTTTCAAGTATTACTGGAATATCTCTTTTCTCATTAATAGCTCCTACCAAATTAACTGTTAGATTATAAGAAGGTTGGAAATATGGTAATATTTGTTCTACAATTTGTAATGCATCATCATTTAATTTACACATAACAGCAAGTTCAAATTGCATGTTATATGGAACAGGCATATATACTTTCTTTTCATCAGGAGTAGAAGAATCTGGATTCTGAACTACAATCTTTTGAGTAGTAGTAACTTTTCTACTTGGATCATATGTCAAACCAGTAAACTCAAAAGACATCCTTGGTAAAGATAAAGATGTTGCTTTATTCAAATCTGGTGATTGAGTTAATCTTGCTAAGAACTTTTGAGTAGGTCCATATGCAAGAGGAACACGTATAATACTAGCGTCAGTATCTCCTCCACTTTGCTTAATAGAAATACTATTAAACAGAGTTCCAAAACCAATAATGGTTCTTCTCAGGATTTCGTTATAAAAATATTCAAACATTGTTAGAGTCCTAGTATATTATATTTATGGAATTCCAAATGGGTTCTGTTCACTAAAGTCTAAAATATCATCAGCAGCAGATTCTATATTAACATTATCAGCAAATCCATCTTCTGGTGGATCTTCACTTACAACCCTTAATGCATGAACAGCACCAGAAGAATTACCAGTTATACTTTCTCCAATACTAAACATTCCAGATACATTTGCTACTTCTAGAACATTTGTTGTTGCACTCCATGTTCTTACTCTACCCTTCACACCAGTAATAGATCCTGTAACAATTTCATTAAACTTGAAGTTGCCACTATTATTAAGTGCAGGATCTCCAATCGTAATTGTTGGACTTGAAGTATATCCAGCACCAGCATTTGTAATATTAATAGCAGTAATGGTTCCAGCAGAACTTACGACTGCTTCAGCAGTTGCCCGTGTATTTCCTGCACCAACAGGTGCTGTAATGGTCACAGTAGGTGCTGTAGTGTATCCAGAACCCGCATCAGTAAGTGTAACGATACCAACAGCTCCATCACCAATAAAGACGGTTCCTGCGGCACCTGCACCCCCTCCACCAGTAACTTGTAGGGTTGGTGCAAGAGTATATCCAGCACCTGGATTTGTAATAACAACCTGTTGAACAGACTTCTGATTATTACTAATATTTAAATTACATACATTAATACCACTAATCATTGTAGCAGTAAGAATACCTGTCACTCCTCCTGCAGGAGCAGAACTTACTCCAATAGTAGGAATAGCAGTATATCCACCACCCCTATTGCTTAATGTAATTAATCTAATAGAACCTTCAGTGTTGAATCCAACTACAGCAGATGCAGTAGCACCAGTTCCAACTAAGGTAAGAGTCTGAGAAGATCCAAGTAATGTTGATAGACCATCTTCAGAAGTTCCATCTGCATTATCACCAGTTAAGGTATCATCAATCTCAGAAACTCCAGTATCAATAACCTCATCCTCGTAACGGAAGAGCTCACATTTAAGAGTATAAACGTAATTCTTTTTTAACTGATAGAATGGCTTTTCATGCTCAACATATTTGATTTCAAATAAACGATCACCTAGTGGAAAATAAACTAAATCACCCTCTTTAGGTCGGGTAGTTAACTTTACATTAGATTCGTTTTTAAGTAATGGTTGAATATATGTTTCCCATCTTTCTCTAGAAATAACAAGAGTTACTTCATTAGTTTGCTCAATACCAAACTTTGAAAGTAAAGTTGGATTGTCTGCATATCCATCAAAATTATCTACATATGCTTC